TGCGAATAGCAGAGTCCACCTTGGCCTGTGACTGTTTTATTTTCGCGTCGGCTGTTCGCATATACTGCGCCAGTTGCGGAGTGTCCTTATACAATCCGGCCTTGGCATCCTTTTTGAACTGCCAAGGGTTGCCCGCGGCGTTTGCTCCGGCCCTAGCTTCCCTTAATTTATCTAAGGAACCCTCAAGGATAGCTGTCTTTTCCACACCGGCGATATGCGTTAAGGCGTTGATTTGGCCCTCTAACAGTTCAGCGGCGGTGTCGTACTTACTTGGGTCGGCGGCCACCATATTAACAGCGTTAGTTGTGGTATTGTCTAAATTCACCTTAGCTTGAACCCCGACCCGCCTTGATTGTTCTTTCATACCAGCGCCAGCAAAATTCACCTTCATATTAGCGAGGTCGCGCTGGTATTTGTCTTTCATTGAGTTAGGAATTTGTAACTTAGAAGCCCTTTCCTCTAGGTCTGCCGCGTAAACAGAAGACATATCAGCACCGTCTTCAAAATCTGATTCCCCGAGTTCCTTTTGGCGCCTCATGTTGTCTAGCTCAAATTCGGAGATTTTTGCGAAGTAATCGCTCTCGTCATGTTTAAGGCGCATCGTGTCAAGCTTGCCAGCGCTATCACTCAATAGCTGGGCCGACTCCAGTTGGGTTCTAGCTTGAGCCTTTAAAGCTGATTGATCGCTACCAAAAGCCCTAGCGTCTGCTTGGACATTTACAAGCTCTTGGGGCATCGCCGTTCTAGTAAATTGCTTTATTTCTGGCATTAGAAGCTACCTCCCTGTCCGCCGCTGCTACCCATGCCCGAGAACGACCCTAACCCCTTCGACACCCCACCAAGTATCGCTGCTGTTTTACTTGCCTTACCCGCGGCCTTTACGCCGGAGATTTGGTTGATTGAGTTTTGGGCGCTTGTGTTTAACAAACTCGCCCCTGTTGTAAATTCACGCCCTCTTAGGGCCCCCTCGCTTTGTATAGTGAGGAGGTTTAATTCTTCCTGAGCGGCGCTTGATTGTAATATATCTCCGAAATTCTCTAACCCTATACCACTAGCACCACCAGCAGCTCGGGCTGTTCCCATACGCAATCTGCGCTCTCTGTCGGCCCTGTCTAACTGCGCCTCTGTTTGTCCTGCGACAACACCCGCGTTTTGGCCGGCTATCTCCGCGTTATACCTGTCCGCGTTAGCTTGGGCTTGTAGCTGGTTCGCTTGCGCGTTAGCTTGGGACTCGGCTGCGTTACCCGCCTGTATTCCGCTTGCGACACCTGCGGCTGCCGCCACTCCCGCTAAAACTAATGCTGTGGTTACCGCCATTTCAAATCACCTTAATGTAATGCGACATTCCCTTGTCGCTTGCTTGATAACCTTCTCCGATAAGTTTAGAGCCCATAAGCTCGCCTTTCATTGATGTCATCACTAAATCTGCGCCGAGATCTTTTGCTAAATTAGTCATATAATCCAATAATCCCTCTAGGCCTTCTTTGCGCTGCTTCTTTGTTGCGTCCTTATTTGATATAAAATGCTCAAGCCAGCATATAGGGGTATCTGTTTGGTAGAGCCACGCCGCGCAAATACCTACATCCCCGTCCATAACTACTATACCATTCTCCGGCAGAAACTGCTCTGGTATCGGTGGCCAACCCCACGCCTTGAACCAGTGCTTTATGTCTTCGTATTCATCTTTTTTGATATACTCGTATTTCACTTTAACCCCTGTCTTGTGTAACAACTTGCGGCGCAATCATCAAAATAGTAGCGGGGAAAACACCATCGTGTTGCAAATAAATGGTCCCGTCAGAGTCGTACCCACTAGGCCAAGGTAAACTCTTTGTATCGCCTGAGTATAAAGCTAAATCCTCGTCATAGCTAGAGCCTTGATCGAAATCATAAGAATCATAGACGGTTTCGCTCGAACCGTAATATAAGCCAAGCGTGTTAAGTAGGCGCACAACAAAGCGCGTTATGCGTTTAGTTTTCCCTTGCGCTGTACCATCCTGCGCCCCAGCCTCCATGCGTTGTGACTTAAACGCCCACGTATTTCCGAGTCCTATCTGGATTACTGACGCTGTGACACTATTTGCTAAAGTAGCCACGCCTCCCGTTACAACAAGGTCAGGATGAGACTTCCCGTCGACCATAAGCTTAACGGTTTCCCCCTCTAAATGGCCCAGCCCGCTAACCGTCGCTGTGGCAACGCCGTCGTAAGTGAGGCCGCTGTCTATATGGAAGGCATCTTCCTTAGCCATATCGTCCTCGTAATACCGCTCCATATACTCTATATATTTTCTCGTCACGCCATTAATTGTTCTTTCCACTATAAACCACAACTCGTCGCGACTACCGTCTGCGCTAGGTATAACAGAGAGAGATTTTACAGCAACATTTGTGCCGCCTAAAATGTGTCTATGGGCCCCGAATACAGCCTCATCGGGGTAGTATGTGTAGCCTATTAGTAGCCCGTCTGTGCGGCGCATCCATACGCTATTCACAGGCTCTTGTTGGAACTTCACCTCAGCCATGCCAGTCTTGGTGATGTGCTCGGATGTTATAGTTAGGTCGCGTGGTTTTAACTGGTCGCGCTCGAATGAGTAAATAATGTCGTGCAGTTTACGACGGGCGCGTTGTGCGAAGATTGTCCCGCTCTCCGCTTGAACCGGCTGGATATAAGCCGACCCTATAGTACTAAAGGCGTCCGCTTTCGCATTGGCTTGTGTGAGAACTCCTCCTGAGCTAGACGCTCTGATAATCCACTCTCTCGCCGCCGTTCCTACTATAAGCCCTTTGTCGTCTGTCACTGCCCATTGTATTGTGTTCACTTTGCCGGAAGCAAGTGTACCACTAAGGCTCGCGTCGTCAGTAACGGTCCCGTCTGTGTCGGACGGGGCAAAATAAAAGTCTGTATCTGAATATCCACCGGTGCGAGATAAAGCCCACCTATCAGGGTGCGAAGAACACCCGCCAAGGAAAAGTCTGTCTTGGAAAAATGTTATCACCCTTGGATACCCAGTCGTTTCTGAGAACAACCCTAATCGCCATTCTTCTGTAGCCTGCGTCCCGCCGGTGGTTTCGCCTTTTATTGTAGCTGTGCAATGTGTAGCATCAGCTACCGCAGTTATCTCAAGCCAAGTCCATTTGCTACCGTCGTTCCATCTAATTAACCTACCTACATCTGTAGAGACAAAGCCATCCCCAGCATTGATTCCAGTAACTGCGCTCGCGGTCACAGTGACTGAGCCGTATGACGAGCTAAGGCGCAATGTAGTAGATGTGCCGTTTATCGGGAGGTAGGGCCCGTCGTGAAACTTAATAGTATTCACACCCCAATTTGTGTTAGAGGTTCTTGTTATAGCGCGTGTCTCGTATGTTCCGTGCGTGATGTATAAAACATCGGCGCTTTGGGCGTGTTGTAATTGCAAGAGCCCGTCGCTGTCAAATAAATTTGCGGAAGTGAAAGGCGATGCTATTTCGTAAGTCTTGGCGGCTGTGCCCGCGCTAGTATATGCTGTGTAGGCAGAGCCGTCAATATCGACGCCGTCGACATCTTGCAAAGCGAACGTGTTTGTAGTTTTCGCTGAAACTAAATAAAATTTACCGTTAAGCTCCGTCATACCGGCGACCGCCGCTATATAAACCTCGTCCCCGTTGGAATACCCATGGGCCGTTGCCGTCACGACGACAGGGTCAGCAGCGGTGGCCCCCGAGATAACCTTTGTCGTCTCAACGATAGCCGCGTTCGATGTGTAAAATCTAAGGTACTGGTCGCCCATCTCTATTTGGTATTCTTGCTCCACATTAAACTCGAACGGTATAAGAGCTGTATTGTTGGCGCTTGTCTTTACTTCTTTCACAAAACGACTACCGCCGCGCCTCACTATTGGCCCCTGCTTTAACGGGATAAGGTTTTGTAAAAGTCTGGAGCTGTCCGACCAGCGTTCTAGGTTTATGTGCCCGTCCATTAAAGGGGACCATTCGCCGGCGTTCCAACTTGTTTTAATAGGACTAGCTTTTACCATTTTTAACTCGCTGTGGATGTTGAGTAATCTATGTCGTCCTAACCAGCTTCCCTAGCCGTCACCCACGAATCCTCTTGGGGAGAAAGAGGCGGGTCCTGTATAGAGTCGCTCGCGTAGGCGGTTTTTATATTTCTTACAAGCTCATCAGCGAGATTAGCTTTCTTGCTGTTGGATTGTGTTATTTCCTCGCAACTCTCAAAAGCGAGCCTTGTCGCAAGAGCCTCGTCAAATAGCGGGTCAAACTCGCCAGTATCTGTGACGCGCCTTATGTACCTGATATAAAGCGGTGAGCCAGCGTCAGTTACTATATACTGGCCCTCTATTCTGTAATCTGGGTTGCTTTTTACTTCCAGTAAAGCTAGAAAATCCGACGGCAGGGAAAATTTATTCGCGTAACCCCATGAGGGGGTGTTCGAGTCTTTCGCAATTTGGTCCCGCGCTATAGCGAAGTTCCAAGGGTAGGCCGCCAACATAGCGTCGCGCACTATATCCCACATCCCAGCCATAACTTTTGCCGGCTTGTTTGTGTCTGTATCTATATTGCTTACACGGCCTTCACCAAGCTTTGACAAGCCTCGATTTGCAATTTCTGTTTTACTAGCCATGTGTCTCTCCTAAAAAATAGACCCCCCCATAAAAAA